GAGAGAGGAAGATTTATCAGAAAACGGCGCAGCCGCCCGACCTTTTAGCCGACATAAAGCCCCGTGCTTGCTTTGCCTTTGTAAACGGGAATGATTGCTCCGCTTTGCTGTGTTCGGAAAATCGAATCTGCGTATCTGCACATAGTCGGTTATTAATGGATTGACTGACTTACAGATTCAATGATTCCAATACGACAGTACGACATGACTTCATGACGATATGACTGCTTGACTGCCGACATTCAGCGAAAGAAAAATCATGCTGTTCTCTTTTCGCCCGTGTATAATCCTTTCCAGCAACACTTTGCGGACTTTCGCCGCCCCGAATGATTCGATACGGAAAGCGAGGGCGGCTATCGTTTCGAGATTGTAAACCTCCGCGCTGTATCTGTCCGATATGCGGATAATGCGCCTTATGTCATATACGCTCAAAACTCCGCTTTTGCAGAGAGCCTTTATCCCAGCCCGAACCGTCGGGGCAATAACCCCGAACAGTTCGCAGATTTCCCACTCGGTCATGGCGGTTGCGCCTATATCGCTCGGCAGGGAGATATTGCCCTGCCCGTCCATCGTGATAATGTTCCTTTCTCCTTTCATCGGTATACTGTTTTAAGGTGACTAAATGGCTCGGCAAATACTCTTCTCCATATCCTCCAACTTGTGCGACAAGTCTTCCATGTCCTGACTTATCTTTTGGGCGGTGATTTGTAGGCTCGGTAAACAACGCCTTTCCGCTTTACAGCGGTAGGTTTTCGTTTATCTGCCCCCGAACCGTACTTACACGTCTCCATGTATACGGCTCTCCATCTGTAACATCATTTTACTTATCACAGCTCTGGATTTTTGCGTTACACTCCGCACATACGACCAAAGTCTTTCTGTGCATATAGAGCATTTTGCGTTCCCAGTCATTTTTACCTTTTAACTCTTTGAGAGTGCGGACATGGTGCATTACCACTTCTCCGTGCTTGCCACATAGTTCGCACGTTTTTGTTGTAAGCCTTTCTATCAAACTTAACGATGGTGTTTTGAACATATACGGCAGATTGTCACTTGGGGCTGTTTCACAATCCGTTTTACGGGCGTAACCCTCATTGTAGAATACCCTGTACTTGGTTTCTCCTCCCTTGTTTACAAAAGGCACGGCAAAGAGATTGTCCTTGCGGTATGTTTCAATGACTTTTCTCACTGACATATTCAGCTTTTGAGCAAGAGTTTTGTACATGGAGAACTTCATAATACAGCCGAAAGAGCTTCCCAAAGCCGATGCATTGTTTGCTATTGAGTAATAGTTGTAGAACCCTCGTATTTCGGTATTAAACTGAGATACAATCTCGTGCGCTTCATTGTCAATCATATAAGTCCTGCCTTTTGACACCCATGTTTCCTTGCCGCGTTTGGTGACAACTTTCATGGCTTCGAGGCTGAGCAGTTTATTCTTGATTACTTCTCTTGAAACGTGCAATATCACGTTCCCGTTGAAGTATCTGCGCACTGTTCCGTTACTGTTTCTCTTTGTGGCATAGTCTTTTCGGACATATATTTCGTAACCCAAAAATTTTGCGCTGTCTTGTGCATTTGTAATCAAAGTCTTTTCCTGTGACATCTCCAGCCTTAACTTTTCCTGCATAAACTTGGTGATGTCAGCTTTGATTGTCTCACATTCGTTTTTCGTTCCGATAACCCCGATTAGAAAATCATCGGCGTAGC